CAAAAACCGCCTAAAATTGGAGGTGGAATTAGAAGTGCATTAGCATCTGGTTTAAGTGGAAAAAGAGGAGCAACAAAAAGCTCAAGTGCTCCTAGATCAATTCCAAAAAAACCAAAGAAAAAAACAGGTAGAGGCGATATTTAATAAATTTTTTTATGCCTAGAAAAAAAGAAAATCCTATACGCAAAACCACTAAAGGTAAGGGTGCTAACTATCGCCCTACCAAAAGTGGTGCTGGTATGACCAAGAAAGGTGTAGCTGCATATAGAAGAAAAAATCCCGGCAGTAAATTAAAAACTGCTGTAACAGGCAAAGTAAAAAAAGGTAGCAAAGCTGCTAAAAGAAGAAAGTCTTATTGTGCAAGATCAGCAGGACAACTTAAAAGAAGTTCAGCTAAAACAAGAAATGATCCTAATTCTAGAATAAGACAAGCAAGAAGAAGGTGGAAGTGTTAATGGCTATATCTAGATCAAACATGAAAAAACAAATTTCTTCTGCTGGTAAAAAGAAAAAAAAAGTTCCACATGGAACAAAAAAAATTAGGAAAAAATAATGGCAACAAGTGGAACTACAGCTTTTAACTTAGACCTATCTGATATTTTAGAAGAAGCACATGAACTATGTGGTTTAAAAATGAGTTCAGGCTATGACTATAAAACTGCTAGGCGTGGTTTAGATTTATTATTTCTTGAATGGCAAAATAAAGGTCTTAATCTTTTTTCTGTAGAAACAGGAACTCAAACTTTAACTCAAGGAACTACTAGTTATGATTTATCTAGCAATGTATTAGAAGTTATTGAAGCTTTTATTAGAACAGATTCAGGAGATACTACAAAACAATCAGATCAAACGCTACGAAGAATATCAGTTAGTGAGTATTCACATATTGCTAACAAGCTTTCACAAGGCAAACCTAGTTTATTTCATTTAGATAAAGGTCATGCAAACTCAACTATAAAACTATGGTCTTCTCCTGATGGTGAGGCTACATATACATTAGTTTATTACTACATAAAAAAAATAGAAGATACAGGAACACTTGCAAGTAATACTGCAGCAATACCTACTAGATATTTACCATGTTTAACATATGGACTTGCTTATAACATAGCTTGTAAAAATAACGAAGCATTAGCTAAAGTGCCAATGATTCAACAAAGGTATAATGAATTATGGAATGAAGTTGCTGATGCAGATAGAGAAAGAGCATCTGTAAGATTTGTACCTTTTAATTCATATACTTAAATGTTTAAGAAGTTATTACAGTTTTATTATAAAATTACTAAAGAGCAATATGAAATAATGGTAGTTGAATATGATAAAGAAGGAAATATGTCTAATACTTTTACAATTCAATTAAAAAAAATAATTAAAATTAATAACACTTTTTTAAAAGGTATAGATATAGAAGGTAATTTATATACTAAATCTTCTGTTAACCCATTTAACTATACTATTAGGAAAATATACTAATGTACGCACAAGGCAAAAAAGCATTAGCAATATGTGATAGATGCGGATTTACATATCGTTTAAAAGATTTACGATATGAAGTACAAAACAAACAAAAAAATGGATTAAAAGTATGTTATGAATGTTTTGATCCAGATCAACCACAGTATGATGTAAACGAACTATCTACTATTGATCCTCAATCATTATATGATCCTAGAGTAGATACAGGAGAAGCAGACTCAAGAAGATTATTTGCATTTGATCCTATTGGTGGTGGAATTACAGAACTAGGATCAAAAACAGTTGGTTTAGATATAACAGGAGAAATTGGAACAATTACTGTTTCTACATAATAAATGACATATTCAGAACTTAAATCTTTAATACAAAATTATTTACAGAATACAGAAAGTACTTTTGTTTCTGATATTCCAAACTTAATTAAACAAGCTGAAGATAGAATATTACAAGCAGTAAAACTTCCTGATTTTAGAAAAAATGCTACAGGAACATTAACTTCAGGAAATCAATATCTTTCTACTCCAAGTGATTTTTTAGATAACTTTTCTTTATCTATAACTAATTCAAATAGTCAAGAATTTTTATTATTTAAAGATGTTAATTTTATAAGAGAAGCATACCCTAATGCTTCAACAACAAGCATACCAAAACATTATGCTTTGTTTGATGATGCATCATTTATTGTTGGACCAACACCAGATTCATCTTATGTTGTAGAGTTGCATTATTTTTATAAACCTACTTCAATTACTGCAGGAGCAGATTCAGGAACAACATGGTTATCTACAAATGCAACAAATGCATTGTTGTATGGTTGTTTGCTTGAAGGATATATTTATATGAAAGGTGAAGTAGATATGCTTACTGTCTATAATCAAAGATATAATGATGCTATTGCAAGATTAAAAAATCTTGGAGAAGCTGAAAATACAACAGATCAATATAGAGATGATGTGCTAAGAACACAAAGGACATAATGTTTACTGTAGATGTAGAATCAACAATAGGTGATGTAGTTGTAGAAACTACACAAAATAAAGGTTTAAGTCCTGAATATTGGGCTGAAAGAATGGTAAATAAAATTGTTAGTATAAGTGATCATGCTGATCCTATGGTGAAAGCACAAGCACAAGCATTTAAAGAATCTATACAAACAGTTATTTTACTTTACATGAAACAAGCTATAGCAAGTGATAGAGCTACTGTAGCAGGTTTATTAGACAAACAAGGTCATAAAGATATGGCTGATATTATTAGGAGACTGTAATGGCAATTTCACAAGCTATGTGTACATCATTTAAAAAAGAACTTTTAGAGGGCGTACATAATTTTAAAAACTCAGGCGGTAATACATTTAACTTAGCACTTTATACTAGTAGTGCTTCTTTAGGTGCATCTACAACTGCATACACAACTTCAAATGAAGCATCAGGTACTAACTATACTGCTAAAGGTGCATCATTAACTAGAGTTGATCCTACCACATCAAGCACAACTGCTTTTACTGATTTTGCAGATTTAACATTTTCTAATGCAACAGTAACTGCAAATGGTTGTATGATATTTAATGATTCAGCTTCAGGCGATCCAGCAGTATGTATATTAGCTTTTGGTGGAGATAAAACATCAACCGCAGGTGATTTTACAATTCAGTTCCCAACAGCAGACGCATCTAACGCAATTATAAGAATAGCTTAATATGGCAACAGTTACAGGTTGGGGTCGATCCACATGGGGAAGTGGTGCATGGGGAGAGTCTGTACCTGTAGAAGTTACTGGAGTTGTAGGCACAACTGCTATTACATCAGTTGCAGTAAGTGCTGGTGGTGAAGTAGGAGTTACTGGTGTAGCTGGAACAAGTGCATTAGGTACAGAATCTTTAGTAACAAACAATAATTTATCAGTTACAGGTCAAGCTGGAACAAGTGCAACAGGAAGTGTATCTGTAAATGCAGCAGCAGTAACAGGCGTATCTGCGGTAGCATCAACTTTAAATTTAGGTGATGAAACTTTAATCACTAATAATAATCTTAGTGTTACAGGTTTTGTAGGTACATCAACATTAAATTCAATTACAACGCAAGCAAATGCAGATGTAGATGTAACTGGAAATCTAGGAACAACAGGTTTAACTGGAGTAAATGTTTGGGGATTAATTGACGATTCTCAAAATCCTTATTACTCTACAATTAACACAACACAAAATCCAAATTGGAAGGAAGTAGCATAATATGGCAACTTATGTAAATAATTTAAGATTAAAAGAAATAGCAACTGGTGATGAATCAGGTACTTGGGGTACATCCACAAATACCAATTTAGAACTTATTGGTGAGGCTTTAGGTATAGGCACAGAAGCTATTACTACTAATGCTGATACACATACTACAACTGTAGCAGATGGAAGTTCTGATGCAGGTAGAGCAATGTATCTTAAATATACAGGTGCTTTAGATTCTGACTGTACTATAACGATTGGTCCAAATACCATGAAAAGAGTACAGATTATTGAAAATGCTACTACTGATTCAGGTAGTAGTGGACCTTATAATATTATTATATCTCAAGGCTCAGGCTCTAATGTAACTGTTGCCAATGGAAAAGTAGCGGTAGTTCAGTTAGATGGAGCAGGTTCAGGTGCAGCAGTATTAG